CTGCCTGCTTTGTAACAGGCGTTTTCCGTTAAAATAAGTTTGTGTAAATTCATGTTACTTTCCCTCACTTTCCTTATTGTCGCGGTCATGGAGCTGCTCCAAAATGTCCTTCATCTTCTCCGGAATCGGCAAACCCAAGTGGGATGCATTTTCCAACAGGCTCACGCCCTCATTTGAGATGTAGAAGAAAATAACCGCTGTTCGGAGTACACTGCCATCACCGATAACATTGGCATCCAAGATATGTGCGATGCCTATCAATGTGAAAATCAGCACTTTACGGCAGATACCCTTAAAACCAACGGAACTGGAGAGGTTCTTGTCTGAAATAGCACACATGACACCCGTGATGTAGTCCACTGCCACGAACGCCACCAGTGCATATAAAAAGCCATCTGCACCGCCTAAAAACCAACCAAAGAATCCTCCGATTGCTGTTATTGCAACTTGAATCCAGTTCCGTATTTCTTTCATTTGAAAATCCTCCTACTATGCTGCAAAATACTGGATGACTGGAGCCTATAACTTTACAGATGATGCTCCTCCTCAACCTTTTATTCCAATCGTAGCTTACTGGGATGATGATAATAAAGTGCCTTGGGCATTACCTCATGTATACGATTATATGGAAGAAAGAGATGCAACGTGTTATAGCTACCCACTCTTATCTGCAAGCTACAACGGGAGACAGTATCTGACTGCTTATGGCAAACAGCAAAAGACGGCGTTTGGGACTATTTATATAGATCATAATGCAATGCCTGATAGTTATTCTGGTGTCGTTTCGACTTCAAATACCATAACAACACTTGGAGATGAGGGTGAAGCAACGTATCACTTTACCATTACACATGCAGGAACTTATGATGTTGGAGTCAAGCTAGGCTATCCGTTTTGGGATAAAAACAGCATTAACATCTCCCTTGATGGAAGTGATGAGTATTTCTCTGAAAACAGGTTATGGTGGCCCTATTGGAGGACTACTTTTTGGACTGTGCTTAAAAAGGGTATCGAGCTAACTGCTGGAGAACATACCCTTACCATCGCTCTTGGCACAAAAGGTGTGCAGTTTTATGGCTTTAGGGTTTGCTCTTCATTTTCAGAAGCTCCTACGGTTGGTGAAGCAGAATATACCCTTGCTCCTAGACATTTCAAAGATGTAAATGGAGATATGGTAGGACCTGCAACAGGCTTTAAGCTGACACTTGAGATGCTTAGAAGAAAGGCAGATTCTGCACTGGTGTGGTATGAGGATTTTAGAGATGATACGCCACTTCCCCAAAGCTACTGGACAACATTATCGGGGGAATTGAGTGTGTGGCAGGATACAAGTAGCTCTATAATCGACCCTATTCTCAACTGGAGGGTAAGGGACAATTAGCCTGGAACTATAGCAATTTTTCAGATATCCATTTAAGGACACAACTCATCTTCCCTGAAAACTTTAGCGGTAAGGCAGGCATTTTTATTGGAGCGATCTATTGTTGCTTTAATTATGATACGCAGCGTATTGAGCTTTATGAAGGTGTTACCTTGAAGGGCAGTTTTTCTACAAGTTTTTCAAGAACATCCGCAGGAAATCTTCGCACAAATCCTAGCTTTTATACCATTGAAATGCGAAAGCGAGGTACTCAACTACGTGTGTATTCATCTGCATCAAATACACTACGATTTACAGCCACTTGCTCTGATGTAAATGGCTATGCAGGTATTTGCTCAGATAATCAGGTGAATTGCCAGTTACTTCGATTGGGTGATGCGTGGGTCTATGAACCCTATGAACGATTTGATGTGCTTATGCCAGATGGGTCATTTAAAACTTATGGAAGGATTCCAAGAAGTAACTGTACTTGGGATGAAGAGTTTCAAGTCTTTACTTTAACAGCAGACCTAGAAGAATCGGCTACAAGAAGTGAAAGTATATCCCTTGATTACGATTTCTTTCACTCGGATATCATGCCCTCCATTCAGTGCGGGAATGATTACAAGGCCACCATCATACCAAGTGATATAAATATATGGATTTCTCGAATTTTCTTAGGTGATGGAGATGGTTTTTCTATCCTCTACTACCAAGATGTTGACAGCCTTGTGTATTGGGCAAATGAAGCGGCTTATCGATGGAAACTTTGAGGAATGTGTATGTGGTCACTCGGGCAGGAGGACTTAAGATTGTGGGAGTGGTTACCAAAACAAATAGAGTAAATCAAAGGAACATCGAGAGGTGTTCTTTTTATTTGAGCAAAAAAAGACCGGCTATAAAATGTCAAGCAAGTATTGAAATTAAATAGCAGTTAGATAAGGAGTGTTGTTACGCATCACAGCGAAGATGATTGAAATCATTTTTCTGCAAATATGTCCCATAGTAGTCCCGTGAGATTTGCCCTCAGCACGTTTTTTCTGATAAAGGATGCTGACAGCAGGATCATGAAAAGCGGCAACAGTTGCGGCAAGCCAGATGGCACGCCGCAGATATGGAGAACCACGCTTAGACATTTTGCAATGGGTGCCGTTGAAATCTCCGGACTGTTTCACAGCAGGGTCAATTCCAGCAAAGGCAGCCAGCTTGGCAGAACTTTCAAATCGACGCACATCTCCGATTTCACTCAAGATTACAGCGGCTAGCGTAGTGTTAATGCCAGTAATGGTAGTGAGCTGCGTATCAAAGCCTGCTAGCAAACGAGCGATTTCTGTGTCAATCTCCGCTATCTGTGCTTCTACAAAATTGATTTGTTCTATGTATTGACGAATGAGCAAAGCGTAAGAGCTAGTGCTCAGTAAGATTCCAAAGGAGTTGCGGGCGGTTTCTTGAATCCGAACCGCCTTGTCCATGCCAAAGTGCCAACGGCTGGCGGTGTTGATGATTTCAAACAGCTTTTGTGTATCCAGTGCCAGTATTTCTTTCGATGTGGTTGCTTCGCTTAAAAGTTCCAATGAGGTTTTGTCAAAAGTATTTGTAAATAGAGTTTCGTATTCAGGGAAAATCTGGTCGAGCAGCGCAATCACCTTGCGTTTGATATCCAATACAGAATCCACGATGAAAAAACGGTGTCTGCAAAGTTCACGCATGGCATGCATATCAGGTGAAGACACATCGGTTTCGCTAAAACGTCCGAACCGGATAACCTCAGCAATGATGAAAGAATCTTTGGAGTCGGTCTTGGTTTGGCGGATATATAGCCCACGCAGCGCGTCGGACTGTATGGAATTGATGACGTGCAGAGTGTATCCGTTGTTACGCAGATGCGCATACAGCGCCAGCCAGTAATGACCGGTAGCTTCCATGCCGAATTCGACTTCTTCCTCACCGACGTAGGAGTTCACAAAATCCATTAGCTTGTTGAAACCCATAATGGTGTTGGCAAAGCGCAGGGATTTTCCATATACCTTACCAGCGTGGTCAATAAGAGTAGCTTCGTGATTGCGTTTTGCAATATCAATACTAACGATAAACATGTGGACACCTCGCAGAAAAAATTCTGTACGACAGATTCCTCCGGGCCTTATGAGTCATAACCTACTTCGACATGAGAAGAAAGCGCAAAGCGCCCCAACATCCGGCTCATTAATGAAATCTCATAAGGAAAGAGGTTCCAGTCTTAAATTAGTGAACAAAGGGTCACAAGGAGGATTTAGGAAACCTCTGTCAGTACGAGAAAAGTATATCAAAAATCCGAAAGGATTTCGATAACAAACATTCACTGCGGCAAGTCGCCGCCGATGCAGGAAAGCTTCACTCGCTACGCTCTCTCTGCTTTCCTGCGTCGTATATCCATCAGTGAGGGAGTTAGTTGACTTTATTATAGTAGCAGGATTTTAAACTATGAGCAAAATTTTAGATCTTATAGACAAGAGAGCGAAGGCTTGGGACGCAGCTAAGAAGTTCCTTGATACACACTCCGAAAACGGCGGCATGGTTTCTGCAGAAGATGCCGCAACCTACGAAAAGATGGAAAAGGAAGTCACTGATCTCACTAAGGATATCGAGCGCTTGCAGCGTCAGGACGAGATTGAAAAGATGATGAACCAGCCCACTTCCGCTCCTATCACCAATATGCCAGGCAAGACCAGTAACGCTGAGGAATATAAGCCCGGCAGAGCATCCGCAGCTTATAAGAAGGCATTCTGGGACAACATTCGTCATCCCGGCAATCCGGTTATCCGTGATGTTCTGGAGGAAGGTACTGACGGTAACGGCAGATATCTTGTTCCTACCGAATTCGAGCATATCCTTGTACGCGCTCTCGATGAGAACAACATCATGCGTACCATCGGCTGCACGGTGATCACAACTCAGAACGAGCGTAAGATTCCTGTGGCAAATGGTCATACGCAGGCAACTTGGACTGCTGAGAACGGCGCCTATACCGAAAGCAATCCAACCTTCAGCCAGACCAGCATCGATGCCTTCAAGCTCGCTGACAGCTTCTTCAATATTGAAGGATATATCTCCGAGGAAGTCGGTCGCGCTTTCAGCGAGGCTGAGGAAAACGCATTTATCAGCGGTGCTATTCAGGCAGGAGCTACTGCTATCGATAGGCCTACCTGTCTCATGATTGCAGCGGCTTCTGGCGGTGCTCCCGTTGATACCGGAAAGTACAAGAAAAGCTGGTCGATACCATCAAGCAGAAGCTGGGAGGTGGATCATGACATACGACGAAGTTATCACCATGTTAGAGGAAGTCGGTCTCCCGCTTGCCTACGACCATTTTGCAGAAGGCGAGTCACCGGAGCCGCCCTTCCTCGTTTTCTTATATCCGGGTACGGACAACCTGTTCGCAGACGATACCGTGTACCAAAAGATCAATGAACTTAACATCGAGCTCTACACGGATGCAAAAGACCCGGAAACTGAAACCCAAATCGAGAACATCTTAATCGCTCACGCTTTGCTATACGAGAAATCGGAGGTCTGGATTGAGTCGGAAAAGATGTACGAGGTTCTTTATCAAACACAGATTATAGGAGGTTAAAACTTATGCCTAACGCAAACAATAAGGTCAAATTCGGCCTGAAAAACTGCTATTACGCCATAGTAACCAGTGTTTACCAGGGATATCCAAGGGATCAAAACTCAACTACTATGGCTTCATTTGAAAGGAGCAAATCACAGCAGGCTTTGCCCATACCGGATGAAGCACCGGTTACAATATAAACATTATCTTTAAAGTCGTTATTACTCATCTTATTACCTTTGACTTTTGTTTAGTTTTGATTCGTGATTTGTTACTTCTCAAGAATACCACATAAATGTGATAAGCTATGTTTTAAGAAAACAGCCCGAAAAATTCTGGTTTTGTTAAATCCTTTATTTTCAAGCCTTCCCGTCCTTAACTTCTAATCCGCTCACTCAAAACCTGACATCTAATCCGTAGCCTAAACTATATGAAAAGCATCAAAATCAGCTCCGAACCGGTGCGGTTGATAAGTTCTCATAGAGCGGTCAACTCCTGCTCTCGCTCCCGACGCCAAATTCCAAGAATGGCTCGAAATCAGGGCTTTTCAGGGCTATTTATCCTTTACCCTTGACATCAATACTACCGTCTCAACGTGGCTCGATTGCTCCAAATTGATGTCAAGTGTGTAGCTAAATTCGCGTTCGTTCGCGGGAATTTATCAAAGCGTGTTTTTTGCCGTAAAACACACTCATTTTTACCCTTGTACGTTCTCGGAAACAGGTCAAAGACCTTGCTCCTACTTATAATATGCAAACACACAGATTTGCCGACCGCTTCAAGACTTCGCTCTGACGGAACAAGTCTGAAATCCCATCGCCTCAACATTTATAACGGGATAGTTCCGAGCAATGCTAATATTCCAGAACCTATAAGAGAACCGCCAGCGCCTATCGCCAAATCCTTTAACACCTTTAGTGATTTTTTTATTAGGCCTTCATCTTCTTTTTTATCCAAGGCATCAAGTGTGTTCTGGATAATACTTTTTACATTTTCTGTATTGTCTCCAAATGTCTGTTGAAACTGAGGAAATTCAAAGTATGTACTTATTTCCTTTAACACCTCTGACGCTTTTTCATAATTAAAGGTCTGTTTGTTGTCCATTTTTTGCTGGGCTCCAGCTGAATTCTGCTGAATCTGAATTCCATTTGCATTGTCTCCGATAACAATAGTAGCACCCTTTTCCCCAGCTTCTTTTAAAGCAGCAACAAGCTCATTGTGCCGCCTGAGTTCTTCTGCTTCCTTCGCTTCTCTGGCTTTCTGAACAGCTCTTAATGATTCTTCTTGACTTCTTTGAATACTACTAATCATATCATTTGTGTAATCAAAACTTGGCTGAGTTAGCTTTATTTTGCTAAAATCTATGTCCGACATATTCTCATCTCCCAAACCGATAGTTTATTCATCTGCCTGCTTTTTATATGACTGCTCGATCAGTTCCATCACATCGTCAATCTCTGACGTATGTTCAAAGAACACCTCAACATCGCCATTGCCCCATCTGCCAAGACCGGTGATGTCCTTGCACAGTCCCTTTGGATCGTGAATCTCCGAAAACTTCATATTCAAAGAAATTCGAAGGCGCTGTTTCTGAACAACGATATCAACGAAATTGGTATCCAACTTATAGGCGATATACAGCTTCTTAAACTCACGCTTCACATCCGGTGACAGATTACAAATTCGTCTGTCAAGCATATCAAAAAGCGTCCGTGTAAATGCATTGATATCGTAAGAGTCAATCGTGTATTTCTGGGCAGGCTTTTCCTCTACCTGATATGGTGCAAGTTCAGCAGCAGTAATCTCAGGATAAGTCCAGATCTGTTCTGCCTTTTCAGCCAGCAACTTTGCACGTTCTTTTATGTGCTGTTCATTCCACTCTGTCAGCTTTACCAGATAGGCATTAAGACGCAGAGCGCTTTCTTTGAATCCACC